ATTTGCTATGGGGTGGTAAAGCAGGATTAAGATGGGCAGGAAGTAAACTAAGGGAATTGGATTTACTAGAAGCATCATTAAAAGAACCTTGTCAAGCAGGATATGAAATGATAGGGTTTAAGATGAAAAACGGAAAACGAGTACCTAACTGCGTACCTATCAAATAATGGGAGTAACTAAAAACACATCATACAAAGTTCACGTTTATCATACCAATCAAGCGGAGGTAGATTCTGTAAATATTGAAGATGGTGCAATGCTACATACAGACGAAGCGTTGTATATGGGTCATAACGACCAAAACAAGATAGTTTACCCACAAGGAGGTAAAAAGTCTTTAGGATGGACTAGATATGATGATAGTCAATACACCTCTTCAAATAAACTCACGTTAACAGATGGAGTGGAAGTTACGTTGCCAAATAACGGTAATTCTATTTACAGAAGTGATAGCAGTTTGGATTTCTACGACACTACAAACAAAAAGATAGTAGGTTTAAATGAGAATGATGTGTATATGTTTACTGTAGTATTCAAAAAATCAGCAGCAAACGCTAATAGTACACATTTAGAATTTAGATTGACAGGTGCAGACAGTTACGACAGAATCAATAAGGCAGTAGGTTACTATAAAGGTAATGACGAAGAACAGAATTTCCACGAAGTATTTCAATATTATATAGACGCTAATGCTTTAGCAAATGGTTTAACACCTAAAATACAGTCTATAGGAGGTGCTTCTAAGATATGGGATATTATATACTTTGTACAAAGAACGCAAAATGCTAGTTTAAGCTAATGAAACAAAGAGATTACAACGAAAAAGCACCTAGTCCTAAAAACGACAAGAGAGCTTGTTTGTGTGAAGATGGTACTTACAGTAGAAAATGCTGTGATGGTAGTTTTCAAGCGCAAGGAATCGGTAGTATTACTCTTGGTAGTGAAGATAGTGCAGGTATAATAAACTCGCGCAAGGAATCGGTAGTATTACTCTTGGTAGTGAAGATAGTGCAGGTATAATAAACTCACAAGATACAACTAATACAATTACCTCTACTTCAACAGATGTACCTAGTTTAGGGATTTCAATAATAACAAACATTGATACAACAAATACTATTATTAATTATAGTTCTACATCTATAGTAAGTATGGCTGTTACAGAGGGTTCTTATTCTGTAGGCGATTCTTTACCATTAGTAGCAACTTTCAACGAAGAAGTATTTGTAGATACGAGTCAAGGTACACCTTCCGTAAGTGTAGATATAGACGACAACACAAGAGAGTTTTTATATACTACAGGAAGTGGAACAGAAAATTTAACTTTTGAATATACGCTTGTTGAAGAAGATTCTGAATTTGAAACAGTAGACGTTGCAAGTGATATATCGTTGAATGGTGGAACTATGACAGACAGTTCTAACAATCCTGTAGAAACTACTACAGAGTCAATAACAATAGATGCTGAAAATGTTATTCCTCCTGTTGAGTCATTTGACCAATGTGATACTTCATTATATGGTGCAGGCGGTAGTCTTGGTTCGGCTGTAGGTCGTGCTTCACTTGGTAAAATAGGTATAAATGCAAGTGCGTCTGGCTTGAACAGTATTACTAATAATATAACAACTGTTGCTACATTTATTTCCCTTGTTTATTCAGACAATTATGATGATTTAAATAATATTCCAAACATATCCAATGCAGTAAATGATTATATCGCAAACGGAACCTTACCAACAAATGTGAACATTGAAATTATCGAATCAACAAATTCAACACAAGATGGTTCTTCTACTACTTGGGATGAAAATGGATTTCTACAGAATGGTGGTTTAGCTGTTAGAAAAGCAATTTCAGCAGGAACCTATTATGCAAGGTTAACTATGGGTTGGTGTGGTAAATCACATACATCTACACAAATACTTACGACAACGTCATTATAAAAGAAAAAGCTAGGCAACTTTAATTAAAAATATAACAAATAAACTATTAAACTATTGTATTATATATGAAAGCACAAGAAGTACTGCAAAAAGCAAAAGAACTTTTATCTATTGAAGTAGAGAAAGTTGAAATGGCACAAGCTACTTTGGAAAATGGTACTGTCATAGAAGCCGAGTCAATGGCAGCAGGACAGGAAGTATTCATCGTAACAGATGATGAAAAAGTAGCCTTACCAATAGGAGAGTACACTTTAGAAGATGGACAGGTATTGAAAGTCGAAGAAGAAGGTATTATTGCATCTATTGGAGAATCCGAAGAAGAAGCACCTGCCGAAGAAGAGGTAGAAGCTAATTTAGAGGAGGAGAAAGAAGAAATGGGATACGCTACCAAAGAAGAACTAGCCGAAGTAAAGTCAATGATTGAAGAAATTAAAGCAATGATTGATGGAAAAGAGGAAATGAGTTCTGATGAGGAAGAAGCACCTGTTGAGGAAGAAAAAGAAGAAGAAGTAAAGGAGGAACTTTCAGCTGTTGAGAAAATCAATCACAATCCTGAATTAGAAACTGAAAAGAAAATAAACCTTTACGCTTCTAAAGCACCACAAACAACAATGGACAGAGTGCTACAACAAATAAACAAATTTAAAAACGCATAATTAAACAAAAATGGCAACAACAACTTCAATTACTACAACTTATGCTGGGGAAGCTGCTGGTCAGTATATCTCTCCTGCTTTGTTAAGCGGTTCTACTATCGCCAATGGTGGTGTAACTGTAAAACCTAATGTAAAATTCAAAGAGGTAATTAAAAAATTATCTACAGATGCAATCGTAAAAGATGCTTCTTGTGATTTTGACCCTACTTCTACAATCACACTTACAGAGCGTGTATTGCAACCTGAATTTCAACAAGTGAACTTACAACTTTGTAAGAAAGACTTTATTTCTGATTGGGAAGCTATCTCAATGGGATATTCTGCACACCACGACTTACCACCTGCATTCTCTGATTACTTAATCAGTTATGTAGCTGCTAAAGTTGCTGACCGCACAGAGCGTTCTTTGTGGGCTGGAGATACAGGAACTAATGGACAGTTTGATGGATTCACTAAATTAGTTTCTACTGATGCTGATTTACCAAGTGGACAAGAGATTACAGGTACTACTGTAACTGCTTCTAACGTAATTTCTGAATTAGGAAGCATTGTAGATGCTATTCCTTCTACACTTTACGGAGAAGAAGATATGTATATCTATGTTTCTCAAAACATCGCTCGTGCTTATGTTCGTGCTTTAGGTGGATTTGGTGCATCAGGATTAGGTGCTAATGGTACAAACGCACAAGGTACACAATGGTTCAACAACGGAAGCCTTACATTTGATGGTGTTAAATTGTTTGTAGCTAATGGTCTTGGAGACAACGATGCGATTGCTACTACAAAATCTAACCTTTTCTTTGGTACAGGCTTGTTAGCAGACCACAACGAAGTTACTGCTGGAGCGCAAATTGGAGTTATCGAAGACGTAGTAACATACGGAATTGCAAACTCTGCAAACTAAGAGTAAATTAAAATAACTTAAAGGGGTAGGTGGTTACTAATCTGCCTACCCTTTTTTAATACAAAAAAATATGGCTTGTGATTTAACTAGAGGTAGAAAAGAACCCTGCAAAGACGTAGTTGGTGGTCTAAAAGCTGTTTATTTTACTGATTTCGGAGACTACGGAACAGTAACACAGACAGACGATGAGATTACGGATATGTCGGGTACTTTTACTGCTTACAAATACGAATTAAAAGGAAATAGTAGCTTTGAACAGGCTATTACTTCTTCAAGAGAGAATGGAACTACATTCTTTGACCAAACGCTAAATATTACTTTCAAAAAATTATCTAAAGAGGATAACAAAGAAATTAAATTATTAGCTTATGGTAGACCACATATCGCAGTTGAGGACTATAACGGAAATGTATTTGTTATGGGATTAGAACACGGAGCAGAGGTAACAGGGGGAACTATTGTTACAGGTGCTGCTATGGGCGATTTGAGTGGATATACACTTACATTTAATGCACAAGAGTTGAAACCTGCAAACTTTGTAGATTCTCCTACTGCTGCTGACCCGTTTGACGCTATGTCAAGTGCGACTGTAACTGTAACAGAGGGTACTAATTCTTAATTGAATTTAAACTTAATAAAGAGGGGGCTTAATTGCCCCTTTTTTTTGCTTTAGATTTAACAAAAAAGAAAAAGATTTATTGTATATATATGATTGTTTTACAAAAATCTGATAGCAGCCAAACTTTTAACTTTATACCACGTTCTTACACGGAGGGAACTACCTATACAATTAAAATAACAAATGAAACTACGAATACAGAAGTTTATAGCGACACATCCACATCCTTTGTTTCTGTTGATTATTATTATCAGTATAGCGACACTTTTTCTCTAAAGGAGGATACAATGTATAATCTTGAAATAAAAGCAGGAAACGAATTAATATTTAGAGATAGAATATTCTGCACAAACCAAAACGTATTTACTTACTCTGTGAATAACAACCAATATACGGAGAACAGTAATGACAACGATTTTATAGTATTATAATATGGAAAACTTACACATAGTAAATTTATCTTCTTACAATAGACCCAAAGTACAAGAGGACAAGAAAAGAAAATGGGTAGCGTATGGAGACAACAATAATTACTACCAATACCTGATAGACTTATATACTAATAGCACAACGAACAACGCTATTATTAATGGTGTATCGAATATGATATACGGAAAAGGTTTAGACGCTTTAGATAGCAGTACTAAGACAGAAGAATACGCTGCACTACGTTCTATTTTCCATAACAAATGCTTAAAGAAGGTTGCACT